ACCGCCTGGTCTGATTTCAAAAGCCGCAAGATTCTGGGCTGGGATTTGCACGCCGCTGCGCCCAATTCCGACCACATTTTTACTAGCTTCCGCTCGATGGCCGCCAATTTCGGCTTGCCTGGCACCATTTATATCGATAACGGTAAAGATTATCGCTGTAAAGATTTCGCCGGCGGTCGCGTGCGAGTAGAAGTCGATGAGAAATATACTTCTTCTCTTATGGCCGATCTGGGCGTCGAAGCGCGTTATGCGCTGCCTTATAACGCCCAAACCAAGAACATCGAGCGCCGTTTTCGCGATTTCCACAACTATTTTGAGCGTATATTAGAGGGGTATACCGGCTCTACTATTCCTAAACGCCCTGAAGTGCTCAAAAAGCAGCTTAAAACTGGCAAAATCTTGCCTTTAGAGCAAGCTAGCCAACTGCTCAACCAGTTTATAACTGAGATCTTGAACAAAATGCCCTTCGGCAAAGGCGCTATCTTCGCCAATTTAAGCCCTAACGAGCTTTGGCAAGCAGATAATCCTGTTTTACGTCGCGCCGATCCTAAGAGCTTGGCCGTTTTCTGTCAGCGCAGTAGCCGTTTAGTCACCATCGGACGCAACGGAGTTAAGGATCCCGACTTAGATGCCGTTTACTGGGCCGAAGAGTTCGTCTCCATGAAAGGCAAGCGCGTTTATCTGCGCCGTGACCTCTCCAATTACGCTGAAGCTTGGGTTTATGGCACTAACGACGAGCTGATCTGCCTGGCTAAGCTGGCTGAAAGCATCCATCCTTTGGCTGCTGATGAAGTCAGCAAAGAAGCCCTTAAAGAGCGTACAGCTCAGAAGCGCCGCGAGATTAAAGCCGTCAAGGCCGCCGCTAAAGTGCCCACTATTGCTGCCGCTGACAAGATGAACTTGTTACAAGCTGGCGTGGCCGCCCTTAATCAGGAGCGCGGCTGGGAAGAAAAGCCCCAAAACAACGTCATTACCGTGCAGCACACTCCTCTGGATGACAGGGTTCGCCAGATGGAAGAACTCCGGCGCGAGGCCACTACCAATACGCCTATCTATCCTATCTTAACGCCGCCGGTTAAGCTCAAAAAGAAGATTTATTTAACCAGAACTCAGCGAGATCTGGATCAAAATAAAGGAGGAAACTAATGAGCATTAGAGAGGCATTAAACGCTTATTTAACAGGCTCAGGAATGTCGCAAAATGCCCTCGCCAAGGCGATTGGCATCTCAGCTTCTGCTCTTAGCCAGTACATTAAAAACAAGTACCCCGGCGATGTGGGCGTATTGGAAAGCAAGATTAGCCAATATCTCAACATCAGCCAAGAGCGCGAGGAATATCCTAAGGCGCAAATCGGCTTCGTGGTAACGTCTATCGTTCAGCAAGTCACCGAAATTGCCAGAAACTGTCACATTGGGCAGAAAATCGGCATCGTTACCGGCGACAGCGGCCTTGGCAAAACCACTTCCGTAAAGCATTACGTGGAAAACAATCCCGATGTAATTATTGTTTACGGTCGGCCTTCGATTACTACTAAATCGCTCATCCGCGAGCTGGCCTATAAAGTCAACGTCGATCCGCAAGGCTCCATTGATGACGTTTTTATGCGTATAGTCTATCGCTTGAAAGGCTCAGGCCGCATGTTAATTGTCGATGAAGCCGAGCATTTAACTGCTCGCGTGCTCGACCAATTGCGCCGCCTTAACGATCCGGAGTTCGCCGGAATCGGTATTCTGCTGGTTGGTTTGCCTCGCTTGCTTAGCATTTTGCGCAGCAGCCAAGGCGATCACAAGTACCTTTACAGCCGAGTTGGTTGGAATATCGCCGTTAATACTCTGAGCGAAACCGACTGCGAATCCTTTGTCGAGCGCGTTTTGCCCGATTGTCCTAAGAAACTTTGGAAAGTGTTCGCTTCCTACGCTAATTATAACGCTCGCGCCCTTTGCAACTTGCTGGAACGCAGCGTCGAGGTGGCCGCTTTCAATGATGCCGAGATTGACGCCGACCTGATTAAAGAGACGGCTCGACTGCTGATCGCTTAGAGGCGCCTATGGCTTTGCCACCGCCTCTGCCGATTACCGGCCCGCAAATTAAGAAGATCCATACTTTATTGCATCGGTTCAAAATCAGCGATCAAGCCTATCGCGAGTTGCTGAAAACGCACTTTTCTGTCGATTCGTGCAAGGCGCTCAACGTCAAGCAAGCCGCTTTCTTGATAGAGCTGCTGGAAGCTTGGCAAACCGGCCAAGATCGGGCCACGCCTAAGCAACGTCGCAAGATTGACGCCCTTTGGAATGAGGTCAGCCGAGCACCGGAAGGGCCTGAACGTAAAAAGGCTTTGCGGTCTTTCGTAAAGCGCCAAACCGGTTGCGATGACGTGGTGATGGTGCCGCGAGACCAGATTAACGCCATTATTTGCGGCCTGGTGGTAATGGCTAAAGATAAGGCGGCCATCATGCAACCGCCAGCCTGTCAGAGAGGATATTAAGGATGATACTCCGCCCCCGAAATTACAAAGAAGCTTACGATCTCATGGTTCGCAAGCATAACATCGAGATTGAGATGTTAAGACTCGGTTGCAAAATTGCCGACTGGGAGCGCACCCATCAAGATTGGACTTGGCGACTTTATCACCCGTTGCCAATTATGTACCGCAAAAGGATGGAGTTGTTGTGCAAGATTCATGGCGAGATGACTCGCGTTTTGAATGACGTTTTAACTGGATTACACGGTGAATTAAGCCTTAACAACGACCAATGGGGCCGTTGGTAAGCGATTAAGGAGGTAACAATGGCTAAATATAAGCCCATTAAAACTTGGGAAGAGTTTGTGGCTGCTACTAAGCGCATGAGCGCTAAGCGAGCTTTCATCAACTCGCGGATGGAAGCTTTTCGGGAAATGATGATGCGCCAATATCGCGCTTTAAGTGAAGAGCTCAGTCCCACTTTTTGCGAGCTCGATCAATTACAAGATGGCTGCCAAGCCTTTATGGACGAGCAATGCACTTCCAAACAGGATGACAATAACTACGCTTTAGCTCAAGCTGGGCGCATCTGGGGTGGCGCTTATGAATATGGCGACAAGTTCGCTAGATTGGGCCACCGCATTAGCGCCGGTCTGTGGGAATAAGGAGGAAATAATGGCTAAAAACACTGTAAATGCAACTAAAAAGAGGCCCTTGAAAGATTGGGCGCAGGTAGAAGCGGCAATTGCTGTTATGAATGCAAATTCGCATAAGGCAGCAGCCCTTAAGGCTGAGAAGCAGCCAGAGATAGATAAGTTGATTCAGCAACTTAATGACGAGCTTGGCAAGCTTGAAGAGGAGTACCGAGCTCAGGAGCAGCTGATCGTCAAGTTTGTAAGCGCTCACATGGACGAACTGGGCGACAGCAAGACCAGAAATTACACCTTGGGTAGCGTTTCCGCTAGAAGAACGGCCAAAGTGACCATTCAAGACGACGATAAGGCCGTGGAGATGCTGCGCAAGCTCGGCCATGACGAGTGTATTAAAGCAAGTTTTAAGCCCATTAAAACGGCGCTTAAAGGGCTTTCAAAATCTGATTTGGCGCTCATCGGCGCTGAGGTGACGGAAGCAACAAAAGTACGAGTTAAGCCCCAGACTATGTTCTGGGAGCCCTTAGCTTAATTTACGGAGGTAAGAAATGACTGTAAAAAGCATCAAGATCAGCGGATGGGATGTTAATCCAGCTCAGCCTAAAGACGGCGAGGAAAACGCTTGCGTAGTGAGTTTCAGGATCAGCAACATTATCGGAGCTGACTGTTTTGTGGCCTTATTTAAAGAGGCCAAGAAAGGCATTGAGGACAGGGAAAACTTTAATAGCATTAGCCTTATTGGCGCCCTTTCCCAGTTTGCCTTGGCTATATACAAGAGCTTAAAGCAAGCTAAACGCCTGAAAGACCACTAAAACACCTGAAAAAGAGGTGGTTGGCTGCCCAATATCAGCCCTGGAAAGCAATATAACGCAGCCGCCGCCTCCTTCCTCTTCTTAAGAAATTAAGCCTTCAAGGAGCCGCAAAAATGAAAGCAAACTGGCGCCCCGGTTGGGTCAAAAAGCAAGAACGCAAGAAAAAACAATTAGCCGGTCAAGCCGTGCCCGATGACAACGATCTTGATCTTATTCTTCCTGGCGATTACTGGTTGCGAGTAGAAAAAGCTCGAGCTGAAGCTGAGCAACGTCGCCTTATGGCCAAGCGCAGCAAGGTAAAACGCATTTTTAAGGCTTTTAAGCGCTTAATTTTCGAGATTCTCTTTTAGATAGTTCCGATCTCGCTTTTTACAGAGAGAAAAAGCCCATTTTCCCGGTAAAAGAAAGTTTTCCACAGTTTGGAGTCTGTCCAAATCTGTCCAATTTTTGAGAGTTTTTTAAGTCTAGACAAAAAGAAAGAAACCTGCTTTATTTCGAGATGTAGTAGGCTCAAAAGAAAAGCAGGTTTCTAATTTTATGAAAGTAAGCAAAAACATTAGACAGCGCGGCCCTAATACCTTTCAAGTACGCTTTTATTTAGGCAAAGGTATCGACGGAAAAGGGCGCTCTCTTTGCAAGACAATACACTGCACGAAGCGAGAAGCCGAGAAGTTTGCTAGAGAGCTTGCCTACAAGCTCGAGAAGGGCGAGCTGTTGCCAGAATTTGAAATAAAGCCAAGTTTTGCCGAATTTTGGCGAACTCAACAAAAAGGAGCCGCAAAAAGGCTTTCTTTGACCACAATGGAGAGGAGAGCAAAACTTTTTAGGCTTTATATCGGCCCTGTTTTTGGAGCTATGGCAATAAACAAGATCCGCCCGATAGATATATCTAATGCTTTAATGCTTTGGTCTGATAAATTTAGTCCTTATACCGTCCGCACGGTTTTTTCTTCCGTCCGTGCTATTTTTAATAAAGCCGTTCGCCTAAAGTTAATTGCAGAAAACCCTTGCCAAGGGTGTGAACTTCCTAAAAAAGAAAGGCGGTTCCCTGTTCGAATTTTGAGCGCAGAAGAGCAGGCCGCTTTCTTGAAAAAATGTGACGAAACAGGGGCCCTTGTCCTTAGATTCGCGCTTTTAACGGGGCTGCGCCCTTCTGAATACTTAGGACTTACTTGGCAAGACTTCGATCTCCAGCGTGGACTCGTAAGAGTGCGAAGGAGCTTAAAAAAGACAACAGAGCGCGGCTTTTTCTTTGGTGACTTGAAAACAAAATCAAGCAATAGAGTCCTCTTCTTAGACGTTGAAACCTTAGAAGCTCTAAGAAAGGCCTATAGCCTGCGGAGAAGCTCCACTGACTTGGTTTTTCATAATAAGAAAGGCCTCCCTATTAGCAACAGTACCCTTTTTTGCAAATTGGCTAGGGTATTGAAAAAGGCCGGCCTTCCACATTGCCGTATCTATGATCTGCGCCATAGCCACGCTAGTATTTTGCTTGAAAAAGGAATACCAGTGCAAGCGGTAGCGGCCCGTTTGGGCCATTCTTCGCCAAATACCACAATGCAGAATTATATTCACGCCAGGCCAGAGCAGGGGGCCCAAATAGCAGGGGTTTTATCGGATCTTTTTTCTGGAGCAGAACGGAGGCCCGCGCCCGCTAAAAATGCGCTTTTGCCCTTCCCGTCGGCTTTTGCGCCTGCTCTGATAGACTTTGGAAGGCCTGCGGAAGGAGTTGGAACTTTTTCACAGGGATCCGCTTTTTTGCCAAATTTGCCTCCTAAAAATGCGGCCAAAGCGGAGGCCTGCCCTCTTAAAACTCCTATTTTAACGGCTATTTAATGTTTTTTTAGGACTGAAAAAAAGCGGATCCCTGCGTAAAAAGTGCTTTTTTTAGCTCCATATCTATGGCTCTAAGGAGGGCCTTTTGCGTTTCATCGAAACGACAGGCCCTTGTGCTTAGCTGATAACCCTAACTAGAATTAAGGCCCTGCAGGCCCTCCTGCGCTTGCATACGCGCTCCTAAGCTACAGCCAGGGGCCTTCCTGTTGCCTTCGGTCTCTTCGTCTGAAAACTTAAGGCCGCTATGGTCTCAAAATTGAACCTGCGCAAATTTTCGTTTTTTAGGCCTGCCCCGCAAATTTGCGCGGGCCTTTTTTCTCCATAATGTTGGTTTTTGTCTTTTGCTCTTCTGTTCGTTCTGTCCAAATTTGGACAAGGACGCGGGCCCGCGTTCCCACCATATCGGGGGCCGCTCTTTTTGCTTAAAAAAAATGGTACTCTTCTCACAAGAGTATTGCCTATTTTTTAAGCGCCCTAAAATTGGGCTTTTCCGCCCTCCATTTTAAAATTTTTGTCCAAATTTGTCCAAATTTGCGCAGAAGGAGCCTGCAAAAATTTTTGCAGTTGCAACTATATGGCAAAATTCAACACAAAACTTTGCAAAATGTGTGCCTAAACTCCCTAAAATTTCGGCCCAAAATAAAAAAAATCGGCCATATTTTGACCGATTTTCTTTTGCTTTCCTAGGTTATTTTTTAGATTGTTATCGTTCTTCTTCAGCCTTCGCCAGGGCCGCTCGTGCTAAAGTCTGATAGGTAAGGCGCTGCGGATCTTCTTTTGTTTTGTCGTCTTCCGTCGCCATCAAACTACCAAGAATCGAAGTTAGGCCGGCCTTTATAAAGCTAGGCTGTATTGTTTTTTTGTAGTATTCCGCCGCCGCCATCATGGCCGAATAGCAGGCCACTATCAGCCGCGCCCGCTCTTTGCTTAGGACAGAGTCTTCCTCTTCATCTACGCTGCAGACAAGATAGACAAAAGCCTCCATATTGTATTTGAGGACTTCTTCTAAAGTGTTCTGCCGTTCTGCGTAAACTAGGATCGGGTTGCCTAAATTCCCCACTATTCCGCCTCCTTCTGTAATACACGCCAAAGGAACGCCTTTTGCAAATTGTCTTCTGCCCTTGGCTCTATCGTCTCTAATATGGCTAATATCCGTGCGCCGTGCCGTTCAAAGCGGCCGCGCCCTAATAGCTTTTCAAGCTCTGCCCTTACCTTGCCAAGGTGCTCCTGTTGCCTTGGGAAGTAAGTTAAAAGGGCCGCCTTTAGGCCGTTCTTCTCTTCGCCGTCCTTCCAAACAAAGGCAGGAGGTACGTTATCCCGCGCGGCTATATCAGCCCTAATAGCTTCTATCAGCTTTGCCACGGTTCCGGCCTTGTGCCTAATTAAGCAACTGCTGCAGAAGTGACAAGGGCGGCCCTGGCCTGCGATCTTTTGGCGCAGGCAACCGGTTAAAAAGCCGGCCTCCTTGGTATTGATATAGGTATCAAGCAAGGAGCCTACCGCTAAAGTTTTCCCTCCATAGCTATGGCCTATTTTTGTTAAGCGCCCTATAAGCGCCGGGCCGGTAATGGCAGGGCCCAAAAGGTCGAAAGAGTGATCGAAAGATAGGCCGCTTGCTACGGTTTCAAGGGCTGAAGTGGTAGCTATCACCTTTGGCGGTTGCCTTATGTAGCGTCGCATTTTCTGCCCTCTGTTCTTAAGATCGGCGGAAATGAAGACAGGAGCCAAAGTCCGATCCGCTTTTCTTAGAACTGATTTTATGGCAGGAAATGTTTTAGCTGACGAAGTCCAGAGCAAAAAGCGCTCTGATTTTTCTTCTGTTGCGCTGATGAATCGCAAAAGTGCGCCTGCCGTATCTTCCAAAGCTTTGGAGAGCGTTGCAAAGGGCTGATACCGTAGGAATAAATTGTCAGCTATTAAGGGCCGCGAATTTAGCAGAGGAACTTTCAAGAAATTGCACTCCACCAAAAAACAAGAGGCCAGCAGGTCGGGTTGTAGGTTAAAAGCCAGAGCTATTTTATGAACGCTGTTCAGTCTAAAGAACGCAGGCAACACCTGCTGCAGGCAAGGCCTAAAATTTGCCCACTTGTCTGCTGTTTGTATTTCTTCAAATATGGCCAGGTTCACGCCTTCGAACTGCTCGCCTAAAGTGCACGCTCTGGCGAAGGCCTCCGCCGTGCTTATGATGATCTTGCCTTGGGTTTTTGCGGCCTTGTCTAGCCTTTGCACTTGAAAGCCGGCCGCTTTTGCTCTTCTGCTCCATTCGTCCGCTATATCGGCGGAGGGACAAAGCACAAGGACGCGGCCCCTAACCATAGCTGCAGCCAATAATGCTAAGGACGTTTTCCCTGTACTTGGTAGCCAGTCTAGTAAGATATTGCCGTGCTTGATTAGCGCGTTTAATGCGTTCCTTTGGTCTGACGTTGCCTGCCGTCCTAACTTGTTTTCAGCTTTGGCCAGGGCCTCCGCCGTGTACTCGATAGGGGCCGCGCTCTGCTCTGCCTTTGGCTGAAGTTTGAAAGGCCTATCGTTGCAACACCGCAGGCGGCCGCGCTCTTCTTCAGCTATAGCCGCTTGCTTTGCCTGCTCGATAATGCTTTGCAGGTCAGCACCGCCGATCTTCTTGAGTCTGGAAAAAGCAGAGGTCAGCAAAGGAGCACCTCCGCCAAAGCGCTTCGCCTTATAAAATAACGCTTGCCAGAGGGACTCTTGCAAACTGCAGTCGCTGGAATTGTTCCTCTTTTGATTCGGCCATATAGGGCCTGCGTGCTGATATTCAGAGCGGCCGCCGCTTCCTCTATGGTCAGTAGCTTATCATCTTCTGCAAACGCTTCTAAAAAGGCCGGCAGATCTTGCAGGACCACATCTAAGGTAGCCAGGATAACGGCCTGCCCTGCAGTCCCCTTTTTAACGGCAAAACGCAGATCTGCCAACCGTTGCAAAGCGCCCTTGCCACGTTGAACTAAGGTATTTTTTTTGCTATCATTAGAAGGCAATGTGAAAGGAACCCCCTTTCATGCGGCCCCTGCAGTCCTTGGTCTTGTCTGCAAACTTAACACAAGGAGCAGGGGCTTTTCTTTTTTTTGGTGGTCACATTGTTTAGGTATTGATATGGAGCGCGGGCCGATCTTTGTTATCGGCTTTTGTAGTAGGCTAATTTTTTTTCTGCTGATAATAAAAAAAAGCCCGCTCTTTGCAGACTTCAGCATAAATAAAAGCAAACAGGCAAGGTGCTTTGCCTTGTCTTTGTTTGGTTTATAAAAATCTTGTCTGCCGTTTCATAATAACGCAGGCCGCCAATTTTTGGAAGAGGTGTCACGCAAATTTGCGCTTAATTGATTATTTTTCTTCAAAGGATCTAAATAGCGATCTTCAGCTTATCGCTGAAGAATTGGGCGAAGGCGTCGCTTTTGCCTTGGCAGAGCACTTCGCAGGCGTGAATTTATATATATCAGCGCGGCCCCTGCAAAAAGCTAAAGAAAGGCAAATAATAGCCAAATTTAACCAAGGAACTTCTGTATTAAGGCTAGCCAAGGAAAGCGGCTTTTCCATGGAGTGGGTTTATCAAATTCTAAGGAAGGGCAGAGACGCGGCCTCCGCCTCCAAAGGCAACACGGCAGAGCAGGCCGATCTGTTCTAAGCTAACCAAGGCCAGGGCCTGCCTTTGGCTTATAGCTCTGCTCCTTTTCGGTAAAAAGTTGGAGTAAGTGTGTTTTTAATGCTTCATAGCCAGGGCCGCCATTGATATGGTTATCAGCTTAGGCCGAATTGAGAGGTTGCTTTTCTTTGCTCTTCTGACCACCTGGCCAGGGGCAGGCAGAGCTTAATTTGCTTTTTTGCTTTTCACATTGCAGGGAACGCCTTAAATAAATTTGCTCGTAGACGCGAAATTTGGCACGTATTAGGGCCGATCACCCCTTGGGTAATGATTTTATACTACTAGGGTATTTTTAATAGGTTTTAAAAGCTGTTTAGAAACTGGTTAAAAAGTCTGATTAGCTTTGCCTTTATTCCCTCTGGCTTATAGCTCTGGTCTGGTCTGTTCTTCCTTTGGCCTGCTCTTTGTTTGGTTGCTTTATGATGGAGTCTTTAGGCGTGAACTGTAGAGAGCTAATACCTTATCCCTTTTAAACCCTTCCAAGTCCCTACCGCCTATAAGGCCTCTCTGGTCTTAGCTATTTACTTTGGCCGGCCTATGGTCGATAGAGCTAACCTCTGCTTTTTGTGTTAAGTTCTGCCTGCTCTGGCTAGGCAAAAGCTCTGCTCCTGTTCTGCTTTCTAGTTTTAGCTGATAGCTTTTTTAGCTGTTCGGTTTTATGTTTTTAGAACTTCGTTTTTGATAATTGCCTGCTCTGTTTTTGTTCGCTGAATAGTTAAAATAAAAAAAATAAAAGCTTTTTCCTAAAATATAATAAATTATATTTTATAATATATTTTTTAAATATAGTAGGGTGCTTTTTCGAGTTTTTAAGGTTTACGGCAAAATAACGCCGATTTTCCAACGTTTTAACGCATTTTTGCCCTTGTGGATAACTACCCCTAAAAAATAAAAAAAATCGAAGTGGGCACTAATCCCAAAAATGGTCAAAACAGAGTTTTCCACAGGCTAAAATTACCAAGTAGGCAGGGCCATTTTGAGCAGTTGATTATCAATAAGAAAGCACTAAGACCGGAAAAAACCCGAAAATTCGGGGAATTTTGCGTTTTTAGCTATTTGGAGCCTTGTCCAAATTTGTCCAAATACTTTTGTTAACCAGGTGCATAATTTGGCCAATTCCCAAAGGTTTACGAAAATTTTACAACGCTTCAAAAATGGCCAAAAAGCCCGGAAAATAGGCGCTTGTAAAATTTTTAGTAAAACGCAAATTTGCGTTTTGTCACTCTCTTTTAGGAAGTGCCATGGGCGTAGAGCAATACATCAGACCGGAAGATTTTAACGCCGACCTTGACTTGGTTTCACAATATGTGGGCCCAGACATAGCCGCTGCTTTAGCTGTGGGCTTTTCGGGAGTCAACATCTACGTATCTGAAAATGCTCTGCGCCGTGCCAAAATTCGCTGGGCCCGAGACCTCTATGCTCAAGGTAAAAGCGTCAAGCAAATTGCCCTGGAGCTGAAAATATCAGAAGCTTGGGCCTACAAAATCCTAGAGAATCCATCAGAAACGACTTTCCAACCTGACTTATTTGAGGAGAGCCTACAAAATGGAGAGCAAAACTCTGTACAGTGAAGAAGCGGAAAAAGCCCTAATCGGCAGCGCTATGCTCGACAATGAAGCTTTTGATCTCGTCTGTGACATCATTTCCGCTGAAGATTTCTACCTTAAGAAAAACGAAATAATCTGGCAAAGCATAGTCCGCCTACAAGCTCAAGGGAGCCCGGCGGACTTGATTTTAGTAAGCGAAGATTTACGCAGCCGAGGCGTTTTAGCGCAAATAGATACGCGCTATCTGATGGACATTATGGATACTGTGCGCTGCAGTGCGCACGTTGTGCAATATGCCAAGATTGTCTCCAAGTTCGCGCAAAGCCGCCGCCTCTGGACTGCTGGGAACGAAATTTGCAAGCTGGCGTCTGATAAAACTGTCGCCCCGGAAGACAAAGTTGATCAAGCTGAATCTTTGGTCTTTGCCGTATCTAATAATTGCTCGGCGCGTGGCCAGCTCAAGCCTTTGGTTGGCGGTGTGGGCAATATCTTGGCCGAAGTCCATCAAGCAATGAACGCTGAAGCACCCATCGGCGGATTGAGCACCGGTTTTACTGAGATGGAA